GCAATGCACGACCGGGAGACCGGTAATCTGACAGAACTGGGCGAGGCGTGGAGGAGAAGGACCCCCCCCACCCTCTAGGGGGTACTTTAGTACCCCCTTGGAGACCGGTGGGCGGCATGCTTTCCAATAGAGCGAGGGCTGGGGGATTTTTTTGGGGAGGAGGTTGAGGGGCTATGGCGGCTCCGGCTACTAATAAGGCAACGATCAAAAAACAGACCGTGGCGGAGATGAAAAAACTCGGGGTTTACCGGCCGGAATATGCCCGGCTCGTGGACATTTACGCCGGGCTTTGGGAGCAGTATCACAGGCTGATGCGGGAATATGACACGGGCTCGGGATATAACTACGCCACGGCCACCGGAGCGGCGGGGGAGAAAAAATCTCCGCTGGTTGGGACCATTGAGGCAGTGCGACGGGATATCCTGGCATACTCCGACCGGCTCTGTCTCAACCCGAAGGCGGAGCGGGAGGGCAAACTGCCTGCCCCGGGAAAGAAATCCAAGCTGGAGGAGCTGTTATCCGGTGGCCCGTAAGCGGTCGAGCGCACCAAGATTCCCCAACCAGGCGGAGGTGATGGAGTATGCTAACTCCATCGTGGAGGGGCGAAAGCTGGCAAATCCGGAGCGAAAACAGGCCTGTGAGCGATTCCTTCAGGACCTAGAAAACCCGAAGTGGGACTTTGACCCCACCGATGCGGAGTTCTGCATCCGGATTATAGAGAAAACCTTTGTCCATGCCCAGGGAGAGGCCCTGGACGGCACACCCATGCGGGGCAAGCCGTTTTTACTCCAGTCGTTCCACAAGTTTATTATCTACAATCTGGTGGGGTTCCAGAATGCCGGAACAAAAATACGGCGGTTCCATGAAGCGGTGATCTACATCCCCCGAAAAAATGTCAAGACCACATTTTCTGCCGCCCTGGCGTGGTCCCTCTCTCTGCTCAACCGGCGCAGCGGAAGCAAATGCTATATCGTGGGCGCGGCACTGAAGCAGGCCCTGGAGAGCTTCAATTTTATCAATTTCAACCTGGAAGAGATGGGAGAGAAGCGGAATTTCCGGGTGATCGACAACAACCAGGAACACAGCATTTCCGGCACGGTTGGAGAAGGCAGTATTTTCATTCAGGCCCTGGCGGCCAACCCGGACGCCCAGGACTCCCTGAACTGCAACATCGGCATCGCGGATGAGGTCCACGCCTATAAGTCTCCCAAGCAGTACAAAATCATTCTGGACGCCATGAAGGCGTACTCCAACCGGCTGATGATCGCCATCTCCACCGCCGGGGACAAGATGAACAGTTACTTTTACCGGCGGTTGAAATACTGCCGGGAGGTTCTGAACGGCACCAATCAGGATGACCAACTGTTTATCTTTATGGCCTGCGCCCCCCAGGATCCGGAGACCGGGGACGTGGATTTCACCAATCCGGAAGTTTTGGAAATGGCAAACCCAAGCTATGGGGTGACGATCCGGCCCGCCGACATTCTGGCGGAGGCCATCCAGGCCCAAAACGACCCGCAGATGCGCAAAGAGTTTTTTGCAAAATCTCTGAACGTCTATGTGGCGGCCATGAAGGCCTATTTTAACATTGAAGAATTCCGGGCCAGCGACAGGATGTATGACTGGACGCTGGAGGATCTGAAAAAGCTGCCCATCCGCTGGTACGGCGGGTCGGACCTTTCCAAGCTCCACGATCTGACCGCCTCCGCGCTCTACGGCACCCTGGAGGGCTATGCGCGCAGCGACGGTGAGATTGTCGATGTGGACATTATCATTCCCCACGCATGGTTCCCCGTGGTGGCCGCCCACATCAAAGCCGATGAGGACAATATCCCTCTGTTCGGCTGGAAGGAAGATGGTTGGCTGGACCTGTGCAACGACAAAGTGGTCAACCATATGGACGTTGTGAATTGGTTTAAGAAAATGCGCCATGACGGTTTCAAAATCAAGGAAGTGGGCCACGACCGGAAATTCTGCGCGGAATATGTGGTGGGCATGAAGAAAGCCCAGTTTAGGGTTGTGGATCAGCCGCAGTATTTCTGGAAGAAGTCCCAGGGCTTCCGGCGGATCGAAGTAAAGGCGAAAAGCAAATGCCTGTACTATATGCACAGCGACGCCTTTGAATACTGCGTGCAGAATGTCCACGCCATTGAGAAAACCGACGATATGGTCCAATACGAAAAGATTGAGGACACCACCCGGATCGACGTATTCGACGCGGCTGTGTTTGCGGCGGTGCGAATGCTGGAGGATCTGGAGCGGGAAGAAAAATCGAAAGGATGGAGACGTTGAGCAAACGCAAAAAATCCCGTGGAAACAATATCCGCGACGCGAACCAGTCCAGCATGGTGGGCTGGCTACTGACCGACGGCGCGCACGACTCCCTGTGCATCCCCGGCTATACCCGCCTGAGCGAGAGCCCGGAGGTCCTGACGGCCGTGAATAAGATGGCTACCCTGATCGGGAGCATGACCATCCATTTGATGGCCAATTCCTCCGGCGGGGACGTTCGTATCAAAAACGGGCTGTCCCGGAAGGTGGATATCACGCCGAACCGGTATATGTCCCGGATGACCCTGGTCTCCCATGTGATTCGGACCCTCATGCTGAACGGAGACGGCAACGCGGTGGTAATCCCCCGAACCAGAGACGGCTATCTGGACAGCCTGGAGCCCGTCCCGCCGTCTCAGGTGTCCTTTGTCCCGGACGGAGGATTTGGCTACAAAATCCGTCTGGGCGGCCAGGAGCACAACCCGGACAACCTGCTGCATTTTGTGCTCAACCCAAACCCGGAACAGCCCTGGCGGGGCGATGGATACCGGGTGGCTCTGCGGGATGTTGTCAAAAATCTGAAACAAGCGTCGGCCACGAAGAAAAGCTTTATGGCCGACAAATGGAAGCCCAGCCTGATTATCCAGGTAGATTCCTGGGCGGAGGATCTGCGTACTGCAGAGGGCCGCGCCAACTTCCTGCGGGGATTCTCCCCGGGGGACCCCGGAAGCCCCATGTTGATCCCGTCTGACGGCATGAGCGTGCAGCAAATCAAACCCCTTACGCTCAATGATTTGGCAATCCATGAGTCGGTCACCCTGGACAAAAAAACCGTGGCTGCAATCCTGGGGGTGCCCGCCTTTGTATTGGGGGCCGGAGCCTTTAACCGGGAGGAGTGGAACGCTTTTGTCAACACCACGGTTCTGCCCATCGTTCGGGGGCTGGAGCAGGAATTAACCCGGAAGCTGCTGATCAGCGATGAGATGTTTTTCCGGATGAACCCCTGGAGCCTGTACGCCTACGACGTGCATACCCTGGCCGACATCGGCGGGGAACTGTACGTCCGGGGCATCATGACGGGAAACGAGGTCCGGGACTGGATCGGCCAGGGGCCCAAGGAGGGGCTGGATGAACTGGTGATTCTGGAAAATTACATCCCAATCAATAAAATCGGGGACCAGCTGAAATTGAAGCAAACGGGAGGTGAAGAAGCTGGATAGGCGCATTATGGTGTGCCGCCCCACCGAGTACCGGGCGGCGGAGGAAAACGGGGATCTATACATTGAGGGCTATTTCGCGGTGTTCAACAGCATCTATGAGATCTGTCCCGGCATCACGGAGAGCATCGCTCCCGGGGCCTTCTCCAAATGTCTGGGCGCGGATATCCGGGCCCTGACCAACCACGACACCACCCTTGTCCTGGGCCGGACCAAGGCCGGAACGCTGGCGTTGCGGGAGGATGGTCATGGGCTGTGGTGCCGCAGCAAGATCAACCAAAAAGACGGGGACGCAATGAATCTGTATTACCGGGTGGAGCGGGGCGACGTGGACCAGTGCTCTTTTGGGTTTGACATTGGGGCGGAGGAAAGCGAGTTCCGGAATGACGGCTCCGTCCATTTCACCATCAAGGAGGTTTCCACGCTCTATGAGGTGTCGGTGTGTACCTTCCCGGCGTATCAGGAGACCTCTGTGGCCGCCCGGACAGCTCAGGCGGAGGAAATCAGACGGCGCACCGCCCAGGTGTGGCGGGAGACCATGAAAAACAAGCTGAAAGGAAGTGCGAAATAATGGCGTTGAAAGCTCTGTTGCTGCGCAAAAAGCTGGATGAAAAAAAGAACGCCCTGGAGGCCCTGCGGGCCAAAGATGCTCAGTTTGCTACCCGGGAGGCCGAGCTGGAGCAGGCCATCGGAGAGGCGGAGAGCGAAGAGGACCAGAAGGCGGTGGAGACCCTGGTCTCTGAGTTTGAGGCCGAGAAAACGGCCCATGAAGAAGAAAAAACAGCCCTGGCCGGAGAGGTGGAGCAACTGGAGAAGGAGCTGGCCGCAGAGGAGGCCGCCCAGCCCGTCCCGTCTATCCCCCAGCCCCAGGGGACTCCCGCCCCTACAGGCGGGGAAAGAAAGGATGATGGAATTATGAGTATGCACCGCAGAGGCTTTTTCGGCCTGGACCGCCAGCAGCGGGACGCGTTCCTGGCCCGGGAGGAGGTCAAATCCTTCCTCCAGCGGGTACGGACCTTTGGCCAGGAGAACCGGGCCGTTACGGGCGCGGAGCTGACCATCCCCGACGTGATGCTGGAACTGATCCGGGAGAATATCACAAAATACAGCAAGCTGATTGCCCGGGTCAACCTGCGCCCCGTCCCCGGCACCGCCCGGCAGAATATCATGGGCGTCGTGCCGGAGGCCGTGTGGACGGAGGCCTGCGCCACCCTCAACGAGCTCGCATTTGGTTTTAACCAAATCGAAGTGGACGGCTATAAGGTGGGCGGCTTTATCGCCATCTGCAACGCCACTTTGGAGGACAGCGACCTTAATCTGGCCTCTGAGATTATGGACGTAATTGGCCAGTCCATCGGCTATGCGGTGGACAAGGCCATTTTGTACGGCACCGGCCGGAAAATGCCCATCGGCATCATGACCCGGCTGGCCCAGACCGCCCAGCCTGAGAACTGGAACGCCAACGCGCCGGCGTGGGCGGATCTGCATGAAAAAAACATTACGACCATCACCGGCAAGACGGGAATCGAGTTGTATCAGGCCATGATCCTGGCTTCCGGCAACGCGAAAAGCAACTATTCCCGGGGCGGCCTGACATGGGTGATGAACGAGACCACCAAGGCCCAGTTGGTGGCCCAGGCCATGAGCGTAAACGCGGCGGGGGCCATTGTGTCCGGCCAGGGCAGCACCATGCCCGTGGTGGGCGGCGACATCGTGACGCTGGATTTCGTTCCGGTGGGCGATATCATTTTCGGTTATTTCGACCTGTACTTATTGGCCCAGCGGGCCGGGGCGCAGCTGGCCCAGAGCGAGCACGTGCGCTTTATTGAGGACCAGACCGTATTCAAGGGCACCGCCCGCTATGACGGTGTGCCGGTGTTCGGGGAGGCCTTCGGGGCCGTGAATATCGCGGGAAAGGCCCCCACCACGTCCATGACCTTCGCCCCTGATAAGGCCAACCAGACGGAGGAGGCCGCCGCCGCCCGGACCCGCAGCAAGCAGGTGTAAGCCATGCTGGACGCCGATATGCTGATCCTGCTGCGGCAGGACTTACAGCGCACCGGCAGCATTCCGGGGGAGGAAGCCTATCTGCTCCAGCTGCTCAAAGCGGCCCAGGGCAGCCTGGAGCGGCAGGGCGTGCGGCCGGACGGCAGCGCGGACTATGACCAGCTGGCAATCTCCACGGCGGCGTGGCTGTACCGCAAGCGGGTCAACGGAGAGGCTGAACCGCAATTCCTGCGGCGGATGCGGCTGGATATGATTGCAAGCCAGGGAGGGAGGGGCGGCTATGCTCCATGACGCTGGCTACGCCATCTTTTACCGGGTGGAGCGGGACGAGACCACCCCCGGGACCCCGGAGCGCCTGGTCAAAAAAGCGGAGCAATGCTTTGGGGAGCTGACCGTGGGACTCCAGCGGTTTTATTCGGCGGCGGCAGTGAGCCAGCAGGCGGACCGCCTGATCGAGATATGGCGGGACGACAGCATCAATGTGCGGGATATCTGCTGGATCGGGGGCACCTACTACCTGATCCAGCAGACCGCCCGGACGGAGGACAAGGACGGAATGCTGGTGACCCGCCTGACCCTGGAGGAGACTGACGGAAACGTGTGGGAGGGATATCGGGATGAGCTTGAAGGTTAATGCGGATTCTTTGTCCAAGACTGTTATGGATATGTTGGATGGTTATTCTGATGATATTGCGTCTGGTGTTGCTGATGCGATTGTAATGGTAGGAAAACAAACCGTCAAAAACCTTAAGGATCGGTCTCCAAAGCTGACCGGAGACTATCGTAAGGGCTGGAGCATGAAAAAGGAGTCGAGCCGCTGGAAACGGTATCGAATCAATAGAGTCATTGTCCATAACAAAACGGATTATCAGTTGATACATCTCTTGGAGAATGGACATCAAGCAAAGTATGGTGGCCGTATTGTCGGGCGTGTAGAAGGGAAACCCCATGTTCAACCGGCCTACGATGACGCAATGAAAATGATTGAAGAGGAAGTCAAAAAAGTTATTGAGGAGGCGGGCTCATGACCCAAAACGAGCTTGCCGCGCTGCTGAAGAAAACCGGCATCCCCTTCGCGCACAACCACTGGGAAAAACCGCCCCGCCCGCCCTACGGTTTGTATCTGTTCGACGGGACTGAAAATTTCGGCGCGGACGATATCGTTTACGCCGTCGTTGAGCAGATCACCCTGGAGCTGTACACAGTGGACCGCAGCGAAGCGGATATGCAGAAGATTGAACGCATTCTGGAGGAGGCGGAAATCTTCTGGGACCGGGACACGGTTTATGTCCCGGATTTGAGATTGTTTCAAACGAGTTATGAAATTGAGGTGTAACTATGGCGAATAAAGTGAAATTCGGCCTGAAAAATTGCCACTACGCCCTCATTACCACCAGTGACGACGGGGAGGTGTCTTTCGGCACCCCCAAGCGTCTGCCTGGCGCGGTGAATCTGTCGCTGGACGCGGAGGGCGAAACAAATACCTTTTACGCCGACGATGTGGCGTACTACGTGACCACCGGCAACACGGGATATTCCGGAACGCTGGAAATTGCCCTGATTCCGGACAGCTTCCGGAAGGATATTCTGGGGGAAACGGAGGACGAAACCAGCCATGTGCTGGTGGAGAACGCATTCGCGGAGCCGAAGCCCTTCGCGCTGCTGTATGAGGTGACCGGTGACGAAAAGGCGTCCCGGCGGGTGCTCTACAACTGCTCCGTAGGCCGGCCTGGAGAAAGCGCTCAGACGAATGAGGCATCCAAAACGCCTCAGACCGACACCATGAATCTGACCGCCACGGCCCTGGCAGACGGCAAGGTCCGGGCCCGCACCACGGAGACCACGCCGGACCAGGTGTTTGGCGATTGGTACAAGAGCGTGTGGCTGCCGCCCGAACCGGCGGCCACCCAGGAGGTATAACCCATGGAGACGACCGTAACCATCGACGGGCGGGAGGTCCGGTTCCGGGCAACCGCCGCCGTCCCCCGGCTGTACCGGATCAAGTTCCGACGGGATATTTTGCAGGACTTCCAGGCCATCCAGAAGGAGCTCGAGCAGACCGGCCAGGGGGGCGGTTCCCTGCCCATCCAGGCGCTGACCTTGTTTGAGGACATCGCCTATATTATGGCCAAGCACGCGGACAAGGACGCGGTACCCGCTGATCCGGATGAGTGGCTGGAGAGCTTTGGGACGTTTTCCATCTATCAAATTTTCCCGACACTGCTGGCGCTGTGGGTTAGTAATACGGAAACGCTGGTTTCGGCGAAAAAAAAACGAGATCAATCGACCGGGATGTGACCACGCCGCTCCTGATGCTACGAGCCTGCCAGCTGGGCATCCCGCTGCGGGATCTGGAACTGCTGACCATTGGTATGCTCAATGAGATGTTTGCGGAGGCATTTAACGACAGATTGGATTATCCGGAGCTGGCCACGCAAGAGGATATGGACCGTATGCTGTGAGGTGATGGACTGTGGCGAATAGAATTAAGGGTATTACCATTGAAATCGACGGCAATATGACGAAGCTGGATAAGTCATTGGCTGGTGTCGATGCTAATCTAAAAAAGGTGCAGTCTGACCTCCGTGATGTAGAACGCGGGCTCAAAATGGACCCTGGTAATGTGGAGCTGTTGGCACAAAAGCAGCGGCTTCTTGGCGATGTGGTGCAAGGCAATCAAAAGCGGTTTGAGGAGCTGCAAAACGCTGCCCAGGGGATGTATGATGCGCTTTCCGCTGGAGAAATCAGTGCAGATACATTTAAGGCATATACCCTTGAGTTGGATTTAACATCTTCCGCTATAAATGCTGCACAAAAATCTATAGCTGATTTAAATGAAGAAATGAAAGCGCTGGAGAGCGCGGCTCAGGTTGCGGCCAATGGGTTAGAGAGCATCCAAGATGCTGCACAGGGCACAACGGGGGAAGTAGACGGCCTTGGGAATTCCGCGCAGGATGCTACTGGCGGTCTGGATGAAATGGGGAATTCTGCTGGTGGTCTTGAAGGCGGTTTTACGATTGCTAAGGCCGCTGCGGCAAATTTAGTTTCAGGGGGTATCTCCTTACTGATTAGTGCTTTAAGCGATGCGGTTCAATATATTTGGAATTTGGATGAAGCAACGGCGGAATACCGTGAGGCAATGGGGAAACTTAATACGGCTTTTGAAACGGCCGGTTTTAGTGCCACCGATGCTCAGGAGACATACCGGGGGCTTTATCGAATTCTTGGAGAAACGGATACTGCCGCAGAGGCCGGACAACTCCTTGCCCAGTTAGCCACCAGCGAAGAGGACCTGGCAAAATGGACCGAAATCGCCGCCGGAGTCTACGGTACATTTGGCGACGCTCTTCCCATTGAGAGCTTGATTGAGGCAGCAAATGAAACCGCCAAGACAGGAGAAGTGACAGGCGCACTGGCTGATGCTCTGAACTGGGTGGGGAAAAGTGAAGATGAATTCAACGAAAGTCTCAGTCTTTTGAGTGATGAAGGTGATAGAGCCCGCCTCATTATGGAAAATCTGCTTCATGTCTACGATGATGCGGCAGAGGTATTTTACGAAAACAATGAGGCTCTCATGGAAAGCCGAGACGCTCAGGCCAAATTAGATGATTCCCTTGCCAAAGTGGGTGAGGCTGTTTCAAATGTGAAAACAAAATTTCTTGAAACGTTTGGACCATTTTTAGCTGACTTGGCAGTAGCGGCGGCGGATATGCTCAACAACATTGCAGAATTCATTGGAAAAATTGGGGAAGCGCTGGATTGGCTAGGCGGTAAAATCAAAAGCGTAATAAACTTCTTCAGGCAGTTGGGAGGAGAAAGCGGACAAGTCTCAGAAGCATCCGCTGGGCTCCCTGATGTGAGAATGCTTCCAGATGCTTACGCAATGCGTTCCATGATGGAGGAAACCCTTCCCTATCTGGCCCAGGGCACCGTAGCCCGCCCGAACCACCCCTTTACTGCTGTGATCGGCGACAACAAGACGGAGCCGGAAATCGTATCGCCCTACTCCACCATCATGCAGGCTGTCAAGGACGCCATAGGCCCCGAGACCGCCCGCAGCTCCGCCCCCGCGAATCTGTCGGCGACCGTGGTGCTGGACGGCGTGGTGGTCGGCCGGCTTCTGGTGCCCTACATCGACGGCTATAAGTCCCTGCGGGGGGCAAATCTGGTTTTGGAGTGAGATGTAAGATGTACACACCTGATTTAAAATCCGAGCCTGCTCATAATAAACCCCGCGAGTATGGCAAACAGCGCGCCAAGGACAG